AGTCTGGAAGGGGTTGTCCGGTCCCCCCTGGTGCTCGCACACCAGGTTCTTCCGGGCCCAAAACGCTCAGGTGCGCATCATTACTTGTTGGTTGATGACGACGAAGGAATCATCGCCATCAAGTGAGAGGTGCCACCTTCGAGTTGCTAGCCCGAAGGCCCTTGGAAACCCCCAAGGGTGGTTAGGTCAGTCCCTGAGCTGAGCTTGGACGATACTAACCCAAGGATAGGAGGTCTTAAGGACCGTAGGTCGACACCGCGAGTAAGATAAGGGTTATCCCCTCGAGCTGGAGGCCATTACCCAGCCGCCACGAGAGGCGATACCTTACCCTAAGCACAGTACGTGCCCCGGAACTCCTAGTCGACACTATCCTTGAGGGTTCCTTAGGGTAAAAGGGGTTTACCAACCCCCACCTCGGCCGGTCGGATTTCTCCTAGCGGCTAGCAGGTGAGGTCCCCCCTCAGACCCATAGAACCCTGGCGACGACTTGGCATAAGTAGTCTTCCCGCTAACACTACCGCCGATCAGGGTCGGTAGTAGGAAGACCGCTGACTTACTTAGGTACGTCTAGCTAGGATCGTTTACGCCCCTCGCGAGAATTCTCCCCACCCGGCGTGCCAGGCGAACTATCATCCCGGCGTACCTCTTCATCCGAAGAGGGGGTACACGCCGAGATAAGTCCTCCACCTGGGAGACCAGGGAGAGTACATCCTCCGAGACCAACCAGGTATCATATACCCGATTAATCCCGGAGAGATCCTCGCGAGACTCAGACAGGGTGGTCCGAAAGCGTACGAGAGCATCATACGCGTCCCTCAGGCGCACAACGACTGAACCGACAAGTGGCGAAATCCACCAATCAGCCCAGACAGCGGTCTCATCCCAGGCCAAGGCGTATAGAGAACGCCAAGGACTGGCATCACCAAGAGCCACGACGAATCCTACGAATCCATCGGGTCTAGGATCAGAGACATAGAAGGAACTTACGTTGTCTCCCATGCTCATGAGAGCCTCTGTCCGACGCTGAAGGGTGGCCGACATCATGTCGACCAGCCGCTGGGCGCTTTCCACGATCGCTGGGTATCTCAGATCAAGGCGCCCTTCCGGTCCCATAAGACGGAAGAAGGAGACCCAGTCCGAGACCCCATACGGCCGTGTGGAGGGCGCGTAGAGACTCACAAGAAGTCCCTGGAGTCGGCCTGTTAGGCGGTATACCGGTTGGGAAAGCCGGGATATCGCCCGATAGCCGAAGCCGAGAGATCTCGCGATCGCCGATAACCTGGGAGGGAGGTAGGACAACCGACTAACCAGCTCCACCAGAGCTGGCAGGAAGTTTGCCGCCAAAGCGAACTCCTTAAGGGAAACTGGTGTTACCCAGTGCCCTTTCAGGAAGACTCGCTTGGCGAACTCCGCCGAGTCTTTTCCCACGAGACTCTTGTGGAGACCTACCCCGACTCCTAAGTCGGCCATTATCGCAAGGTACTCTTTGGCGACGGCACCGTCGGATATAACGATGTCATCTCCAAGAACCGCGTAGCCTTCGAACCACCCTTGATAACCGATACGGTTAGCAGCCCACTGAACAATGGCATGGTGTGTGATTGCCAACATAGCCCAGGAAGAATAGGCCCCCATAGGTTGGCCGGCTGCGTAAGAGACGGCACCACTAATCGGGACACCTTGAGCCCGAGGAATATCCTCGTGATGCTCATTGTCGAGCGAATAGTGGTACGCCCTTCCCACAAGAAGACCAGCCCACAAGGAACCCAACCCTGGCATAAGTAGCGCGCTCACCAATTGCTCCTGCAATGCTACTGGTAACCGATCCGTAGCGGCTGAGAGATCGAGCGAGTAAAGAACCCTTCCCTTACTGACTCGAAGAAGCGCCCTTAAGGGACGCTCCTGGTCCTTAGTCCCATCCTGGGGGATGAGGGCTAAGAACCCAAACAGCAGATCGTGGATCGGTCGGAGTAAGCATTGGGTGAAGCAATCCACCATGGCAAACACCCGGATCTTTCCCGGTTCCTCCTTAATGCCCAACTTCCCTAGCCACTGGACCGGATTCCGCCCAGCCAGGACGCCTGCAACGGATGCATTCCGTATGAAGGTTAGCCATGACTGGTTACCTGTCACCCTACAGAATTGCTCAAGGAGAGGCCACAACGGGGAATTAACCCACGTTATGGCATCCAAGGCAAAGCCGTAGAGCGAGGTGCGGGCCGACCCAGTAGTGTTGGGAGAGGTCTTAAGGAGTAGCGATACAGACGCCCCAAAGTCCTTCACCGAAGGACGGGACCACCCTCGGTCCCGCATCAGTCCCTGGAACCTCGGGACGAACCGACCCCACTCAGCTAACGTCGACGCCTTAAGTGTCGACGGCTGAGTTATGGTCGCGACCGAGAACACGCCAGGATACTCGATGACTCTGTACAGCCCAAAGAGAGTCAACCATACTCTCATATGGGTGGCAGAGCCTCGAAGTATGGCCCGACGGTGCAAGGCCGGTATCACTCTAGGAAGACCCGAGTGTGATCGCGACACCCCCGGACCGAACTCTCGTCCGGTCAGGGAACTTCGCCCAGCCACGCCCTGCATAAGCATGACGGAACAGGCTCGGAGCTGAAGGGCCAATCCCTTGGAACCCTGAGCCTTCGCGAT